CATAGCGAATCGGTCTTCGTAATACTTTTGTATTTCTTTTTTCATCTTTTTCCTTGACATGGAGATGAGTTAATGATATAATGATAATATTATACCACACTTTTCTCCATTTGTCAAGTACTTATTGCATTTTTGTTGCCATCTGCATTGTTGCAATCTTCTCATTAGACTGCATATCAGCTTCTTTTAGAGCCAACTCAGCGATCTTGGCACGTTTCTCGAAGTCAGAACTATCACGAGCACCACGAGAAATGTTACCAATCATCTTTGATTCAGTTTCCATTGGCATTAACTGTGCTTCAACCTGAGCCTTCTGAGCTTCTGCTGCTGCCTTAGCTGCTTTAGCCTGAGTTTCTTGTAATTGAGCTTCCTTGATAGCGATATCCAACTGAGCCATCTGTTGAGCCATAGGATCAGGCTGTGACATCTGCTGTAGGGTAGCTACAATCTCTTCACGATTAGCCAAGCTAGAAGACTGGATGATACCTTGTAACAATACAGGGGTGATAGGGCTGTTGCCGAGAGTCTGCATCAAGCCAATCATCTGTTGTTGTTCGTATTCACGAGCTACCATGCCCATTGTTGAGATAGGTAGGAACTCTACGTCCTTAACTGGGTAACGATCAGGGTCAAACTGCATGAATCTCCAAGCAGCTTTGTTGATGAACGGAATAAGGAAGTCTTCTTGGAAGTGAATAAGAGTTCTCTTGCTCTTCTTCATTAAGCCTGATAGAGCCATTGAAAGCCCTGCTCCTGACGCTTCACCGGCAGCCACTTGGGTGGGCATAGAGGTACTATCAATCGTGCCTGTAGCCTGCAATAACATCGCTTGGAAGGCATTTGCTGTAGTTAGGTTGCCCGGATCTGTAGCACCGAACTTAAATGGCATCATAATCTCTGATGGATTACCATTAACCAAGAAGTTCTTACCTGCTTTTACTTCATACTTAGCACCACGTGGTAGGCGAGTTGCATCCATAGCCATCATTGGAGCTGTAGTCAATGCTAAAGAGTCTAAATGGGCACGAACTTGTGCGTCCATTGCCTTCTGCATGTTGTAACCCTTCTCAGCAGTACCTCTACCCCAAAAACGACCGGGCATAGAGTCAGCTTGGTAGGCAACAACTGGTCTATCATTCATCATATAAGGTGATTTCTCAGCCTTAAGTAGGTGTTGACCATCAGCAACCACTACAATAGCCTCAACTAGGTCAGAATAATCGTCCATCTGTGAGTCTTCAGGGAACAAATCAACTACTTCACCATCTTCGTTCTCTAATTGTTCGATGTATTCACGAGGAACTAGACCATAATAACGGATCACAGGGATCTTATTGTCAATAAAGTTAGATTCTTCTTGTACCGGTTCTAGATCTGAACTGTCATAGGTAGGTGCAATGTCACACTTACGATAAACACCGTCTTCCATACCCTTAATAATCTGATGGAAAGACATGTATTCTTCAATTGCTACCCCTAAAGAGTCCTCTACACTACGTGCATTAGGTTCAATTAGGAAGTTACGTGGGTTAATAGGGTTCAAACCTACCAAGAACTTCTTAGTTTCACGTACACCGATAGCTGCAACGTCTGTACCTTCGATAGGTTGAGTAGCAGGAGCTAGTACTTTCTTCTCTTCGATAACGATTTCACCGATACCAGTACCATATAACTCAGCCAATAGTACAATCTCATCGATAGAACGCTTGACTTTAGTCATCTTAAAGTCTTCGTGCATCTGATTACGGATAAGAACTACGTCTGACTTGTCTTGGTCTTGTCTATCATCAACGATATCGAAGAACTCACCACGACCAAATACTGCTTCACTGATCTCAGCTTGCTTAGATTCGATGGCTTGTTGCAATGCAGGAGTAATAATACGTGATCTTTCTGAGTCACGCATCTTATCTTCAGCAGCCCAAATACCTCGCCATAAACGCTCGTACTCTTCCCACTGTTGTGTGTAGTTTACATCTCTATGATTTCTCCATAGGTCTGTGTGGTGCGTAACAAAGCTAACAATCTCTTTATCAGATTCTGTTACTTCGTATTCTTTATCGTCAGAATAGTTCTCTGCCATGTTTTATAGTCCTTTAGGGATGGAAGATTGAATAGAGGATTCCATTGGATTAGTATATTGTACTTGTCTCAATGCATCTGCGTTTTCTCGTTGGAAGGTTGAAGGAAGTAGATCGTTCACATCAAAGCCTTGAGCTGCGATTTCGTTACGTGCAGGGTTGGCACGGAGTTGAGCTTCATTCATATCACCACGAACCATCGTAGCGTTAGCGAATGCCTCGCCTGCTGTGCCAGTATATTTCTTGAATGCATTACGATAACCATCTTCAGCCAACTCTTTTGACTCTAGTACACCACGTAGGGCAGGGTATGCACCAGTCTTAGAGATGAACTTGTCTGCTAGAGTCTTGTCACCGAATGCTTTTGTAAGAACTGCTTTAGCATCTTCAGTAGGATTGTCAGCTAGTTGCTTGATAGCTAGTTGTACGTTGGTAGGGGTAAATCCTTGATTAGGATTATCAGTCAACATCTTAACGATGTCGTTACGTACCATGTTATTATCTAGGGATTTCTTAAGAGCTTCTGCACCTAAGATATAATCTTCTTCTTCAGCTAGTCGCATAGCGAAGCTGTCACCGAATGTGAGTCCTTCTTTAGCTTGAACGAAGTGTTGCACTTCATGAAGGATTGTTTTCTTTAAACCGTTTTGTTTAACGTAGTTATGATCACGGTTAATAACTAATACGTTCTTTACTGGATCATATCCACCTGCTGTGTTTGAGTCAGGTTCATCAATGAATCGTAATCGAATATCACCGATATCAGGATAAGCATTCTCTAGTAAGTCAGCCTTGTAAAGTTCTAGGAAGCCAACGTCACCTTTGATCTTTGCAGGATCTTTGCCTTTAAGCAAACGTACTGCATCGTCAGGGATCTCATACATTGCTTTGTCAGCATTGACATCAATCTCAACACCTTTACCAAGCCAGTCAGTTCTTGCAAACTGGTCAGCACCTAGTTCATCAAAGTCACGTTTAGCGAATGCTAGTTCATCGGCTGCTAAAGACTGAGGCATTCCTGCTGCTTCTAAATTTCTTAGTCCACTTTCACCGATCATCATCTTAGGAACTAAGTCAGGGAACATACCACCTTCTAGTGGGTTCTGTTGACGTAACCCCTGAACCATATCCAAAGGATCAATACCGAAGATGTTCTTTACAATTTTTAACATTAGTATCCACTCACCCAATCTAAAGGTTCAACACCGTCACTATCATCATCTGTAAAATAAGTAGTGACTGCTAACTGATCAACGAAAGACAAAGCATCCACTAAGTCATCATGAACTTGAGATGTAGGGAACATTAACAACTGATCCTTGAACTCTTCCCAATCTTCATCTTCGTTTAATATAATCTTACCATGCTCGAATCGTCCCTGCAGTGCCCAAACAATTCGTTCCGTCTTTTGCTTACCACCATGAGTCAAGTCAGTGATATGTGCGTAGACGTTGTTCTGACGCATACAATCTGTTAGATAAGGCATCACAGCATTTCTACTTGTACCTCGTTCTAATCCTGCACCTACTGGTTGATACTCTTTTAAGTTCTTTACAATGCGTTGAGCAGTCTCTTTGGTATCCCATCGTCCTGACTCAATCTTATCCACAAACCAAGTACCATCATCTAATACCTTGACTAAAGCAAAGGCAGACTTGTCTAGTTTGTTCTGACGTGACTGGGAGTAGTTCTCATTCTTAAATCCTGAGATATCCATTGCCATGTACCAAACACCACCACTAGGTTCTTTTCCGTACTTTAACCACTTCTCCTTAAACAGGTCTGTGCCTGCATTATCAAAAGAAGCTTCGTATTCCTGCTTGAAAGCAAAACTACTTAATGTCTTCCTCGCACCTTCAATCTCTTTAGGATCAATCAGTGGATTGTCCTTAGTGGTAAAGTGCCATGACTTCCATTCACCATCCGGATCATCAAGACCTAGGTTGTACATATCGTAGAACCAGTTACGTCCCTTTGGTGTACCTATGAATAAGGCATTACCTTTTTTATCAGATAGAGCAGCACGTAATACTTTCTCCCACGTATCCGCTTTGATGTCAGCAACCTCATCCAGTACTACGAAGGTTAAAGAAACACCACGAAGCGTATCAGGTCTATCAGCACCACGTACATAAATCTTAGCACCGTTAATCAGGGTAATATCCATGTTGTTCACATGACTACCGCTGATAACATCTCTACCTAAGTCCATGAG